TAAAGGATTTATCGAGGATGTCATTAAAGACATGGTCGCTGACGGAGAAATTGAACCGGGCGATGAATTCGTAGAAGACGAAGTTGAAGTTGAAGACTCAATTGAAATTGAAGATGTTGAGGATGTAGACGTAGACGTAGAAATCGACGAAGCCAAAAAAAGAAGAAATGGATGAAAGTGAAAAAGTAGACGAAGCAAAAGACGAGATCGATGAAGCATCTCGTGTAAAAGGTGAAAAAGGTGTCGGAAACGAAGATGGAGACAGAGATGACTCTAAAATCGAAAAAGAAACTGAAAAAATGAGATTCAAAGAAGCAATGGATGAAATTCAAGCGCTTAAAGTTGAATTGAATGAAGTTAACCTTTTAAATGCTAAATTACTTTACACTAACAAAATTTTCAAGGCAAAAAACTTAACCGAAGGTAAAAAGGTTAAGGTATTAAAAGCATTTGACAAAGCGAAGGATGTAGCGCAAGCAAAAACAATTTTTGAAACGTTATCAGAAGGTTTATTAGATAAATCTCCTATAAATGAGTCAATCAAAAGAGGTTCAGCTTCAAAAGCTAGTGGTTTAGAACCAAAAGCAGCAAAACAACCAATCATTGAATCAAATGATGTTTATAACCGTATGCGTAAGCTAGCCGGTTTAATTTAAAAATTATTATTAACAAAACTTAAAACTATTTATTATGAGCTTAAATTCTCTTTTAGAAAGCGCTAACCCATATCAGTCTTTACAGTCTGATGCAGCTAGATTAGCTGGTAAGTGGGAAAAGACAGGTTTGTTAGAAGGTTTAAATGGTGCCCACAAAAACAACATGGGTATTATTCTTGAAAACCAAGCTAAACAACTTGTAGTTGAGCAAAGTTAAACTGGTGGCGGTTCAGCCCCTTCAGGAACTTTCCAAAGCCAAACTGCTACCAACATTGGTGGACAGTGGGCAGGAGTTGCTTTACCATTAGTAAGAAAAGTATTTGGACAGATCGCAGCAAAAGAATTTGTTAGCGTTCAACCAATGAACTTACCTTCTGGTCTAGTATTTTTCCTAGATTTCCAATATGGAAACGACAAATCACCATTCAAAGCAGGAGACTCTTTATATGGTAACACTACAGCAAATACTGCTCCATTTGGTAACACAAATGAAGGTGGATTATATGGTGCTGGTAGATTTGGATATTCTGTCCAAAACTCACAATCTATGTCAGGTACAACTACCGTAGTAAACGCTACTTGGAAAGATATGGATTATGATTCAAACTATTCTGCATCAATTGCTGCTGATAACGTATACGTAAAAGTAGGTGTACCAACAGCATCATTAGCATTTGCAGACTTTAAAGGAGTTCAAGGATTCCAATTATTCTCAGGTTCACAAGCTAACCCTGCAAGTGATAACTTGAATTTAACTGTAACAGGATCTGCAGGTAAGCAATTATCAGCATTTACAAGATACGAAGGTGAAGGACACGTATATTTTATCGTAGCTTCTTCTTCATTAGTAAATGGAGTAGCAGAAATCGCTGCTGGAGACCCAGTATCAGTAGTATACCAAATCCAACCAACAGATAAGTACAGAGGTGACTTTGAAGCTGGAAATGCAGTACCAAACGCTTACAACAACGAAAGCGGATCAGGTGATGCAGCAGGATGTTGTCCAGACCAAGTTATTCCAGAAATCAACATTCAGATGAAATCATCTGCAATAGTTGCTAAAACTAGAAAACTTAAAGCTGTATGGACTCCAGAATTCGCACAGGATTTAAATGCATACCATGCATTAGATGCTGAAGCTGAATTAACTTCTATCTTAAGTGAATATATTTCACTAGAGATCGATTTAGAAATCTTAAGTATGTTAATTGAAGACGCTGCTGCTGGAACAGAAGTATGGTCAGCTGTTAACAACAGATCAATTGTACACGCAACTGGTGCTACAAGTGATTTAAATTTCTACAACTCTCAAGGACAATGGTTCCAAACATTAGGAACTAAAATCCAAAAATTGAGTAACATTATACACCAGAAAACATTAAGAGGTGGTGCAAACTTCCTAGTATGTTCTCCAACAGTAGGTACAATCTTAGAAAGTATTCCAGGATTCGCTGCTGATTCAGATGGCGATGCTGCTAAAGCAAGCTACGCATTTGGTGTACAAAAAGTTGGTTCAATCAATGGTAGATATAAAGTATACAAAAACCCTTATATGACTGAAAACAAAATCTTATTAGGATTTAGAGGTTCTCAGTTCCTAGAAAGTGGTGCTGTATTCGCTCCATATATTCCGTTAATCATGACTCCATTAGTATACGATCCAGACACTTTCACACCAAGAAAAGGTCTATTAACTCGTTACGCTAAGAAGATGGTTAGACCAGAATTTTATGGTACTATCGAAGTAAACG